GTGCTGGAACTACCTCTTGCAACGGCAGTGCTGGAATGAGCATTTGTAACGGCAGTGCTGGAATGAGCATTTGTAACGGCAGTGCTGGAATGAGCATTTGCAACGGCAGTGCTGGAATGAGCATTTGCTCTTTTTAAGATAAAACTTATTTTTCTTAAAATAAAATCTATTCCACTGTCAATTATTTTATTCAGGTTTATTTTTGCCTTAATATCTAATTTTGAAACAGATATTTTAGTATCGTCTTGAGAAAAATCAATTTTTTCATGTCCAACTGAAAAACAATAATTATTTTCTTCTTTATACGGATAAAAATGTAGTGTCTCTAACGGATTTTCGCAAAAGTGTAATCCACTTTCGCAGCATTTTACTTCTCCGTGATGTTCAAAGGTTTTATTTTCTTCAAACTGCATATCACGGCATTTCATATCTTTGTCAAATCCTTTTACGCCTTTAATAAACGTAAACTCCATAGGTAGAAAAACGTTGAACGGCTGAAATTCTTTTGATTTAAAAATTTCTGCAATTTCTTCAATAGAGTAACCGGCTATCCCTGTGCCGATTTTCGTTACATAGAAGTCCAAATCGGCGTTTTCATCGGCAAAAGCATATAAAGTATCAATACTCTTGCTTATCTCGTCTAATGGGATTTTTTCCATGTTTTTGTCAAGTGTTGGTATTGCGTATGATTGTCCTTGTAATCCTTCGCCTTTACCTTGAATTGCGCCAAATTTTTCAAGTGCTGTTTTTGCTGCACCGCCGGCGTGGTTGCCGCTTAAATTGCTACCGAAAACAAAAATTGAATTTCCGTCCGGTAGTTCTGTGATGTTATCACTTGTGAAACGTCTTTGTAAATTGTTCATTTTGTTATTTTTTTTGGTTAATAATTTCGTTAATCATATCACGGATAGCGACCAATACTTCATAATTAGTCTCTATCAAAGAAGCGTTACCCGCATTGTTAATAATTCTAATGCAAGAACAATCCTTTGCTATTGTAAACTTGTTAAATTCTTCCTCTTTATCAGGATAAACCGATAACACTTTAAAATTTCTTGTTTCGTACTGTACCATATTTTTTGGTTAATAATTTTCTAAAATATATTCGTTCCACTGCTCGCTCATCGCTTTTGCAACGCCACGATGGAAGCGTGAACGCTCTTTTTTGTCTGCAAATCATAAAACGCCTTGAAGTCATTACGCCACTCATCACAAACAATTATTCCACGTCCACCATAATATTTATAATTTGATTTTTTATCATTATAACACCGTTCTTTCATATTTAGCCAAAGTTTATAAGTCTTATGGCTTTTTAGTCCGTGTTTGACTGCATTGCCGCACAATACACCATTCAATAACTTATTCTTACTCCCTCTCATATCAATCTTATCTACCTGTGCTGCTTCGTTTATCTTTTTCATAATATCACTAAATTAAATTCATAAACAAAAACATAGGGGTTATTTTTCCATGTTCCCTTTCCGTTAATTTTATCAATCAAATCGGCAAAGGCTTCTTTTGGCGACTTAAACATTTCTACTAAATTTTCTCTATGTTTTAATCCGTTAAGATACATAGGAATATCAAACCTATTATTAGGGAGTTCATAAATACCCTCTTTATAGCAATCTTTCACTGAAATATCCTGAAATCTTTCTACTTTTATTGATGTGATTTTAATGAAAAATCGGGCGTATTTTTCCGGCATAAACAACTTACTTTTCCACTCTATCCCCAATTCGTATTTCACGGACGGATTAAAATATTTAAAAAAAATTCTATCGTGAAAAATACCATACGTTTCTTTAATATAAAGTGTTTCGCCTACTTTGTAGCGGGGTTTAATTTCTAATATGTTTTCACATCTTTGTAAGTCATTTTCGTAGCCATCGCAAAATTTTGGCTGCGGTTTAATAATCCGCCTTGTCATTGTCTTTTTTCCGCTGATTACAGCGTTAATCATTTCATCCTTAAAGTTTATACCTTTCATAACTAATTATTTAAACTGTTAATAAATTTTTGCATATATGTACATTTACCATCACAAAAATAAGGCGGAAATATAGCCTCTGTGCATTTTGATTCCAAATTAAAACTTTCACACATTTTTCTGTGTGCTTACACCGCCTTGTCAATCATTTCTTGCTCGGCAATCTCAACGGCTTGTTCTGCAATACAAATACTGTATTCAGTATTATAGATATTGGTTTCTTTTTTCAATAATTCTTTCGCTTTTTGTGATTTCATATTTTTTCGTTTTTAGTTTGTAATTCTGTTAAATACTTCCATAGTCATAGAATTGTGTAAATTCGTCATTGTGTTGAAATTGAACCCTTGCACATCTTCCATGCCTATTTTTTTCAATTAAAAATTCTCCGTAATTTTCCGTACTTATTCCTTTAATTGTTTCTATATCATAGTATTTAGGACGATAAATAAACATAACAACATCGGCATCCTGTTCAATAGCCCCACTGTCGCGCAAGTCAGAAAGTTGCGGTTCGCTGTCTTTTCTTTCTTCTACCTTTCTGCTTAATTGTGATAGCAGCAATACCGGTACATTCAAATCTTTTGCAATAATTTTAGCATCTCTACTCATTGCGGATACTTCCTGTTCGCGTGTCCTTCCCTTTAATCCTTTTTCTTCACAAAGTTGTAAATAGTCAATGATTACCATATCACAAAGTCCCATTTCTTTGTATTCTTTTGCCTTTGATTTTATTGCACTCATTGAAATTCCTGCGGTGTCATCAATATGAAAATTCCATTTTGAAATAATACGCGCAACGTCTGCTATTGAGTTGGCTTCGTATTTACTCAAAAATCCATTGTCAAATTTGCTTTTTGAAACATCCGTCATACCCAATATTAGTTTGTTTGAAAGTTCCGTTTCCGACATTTCAAGCGAAAAAAACATTACGGATTTTCCTTTCATTAAAGCCTCTTTTGCAAATTGTAGAGAAATCGTTGTTTTTCCCATTCCAGGACGTGCTGCAATTACATAAACCCTTGCAGGCTGCCATCCGTTTAATACCTTGTCAAGTTCTCTAATACCGGAAGAAATACCTACACATTGATTTGTTTGCGCGTTCATCATTCTTTCTTCCATTTCTTTGAGTGATTTTGAAAGAGCGTTAGAAATGTGTTTGGTGTTTGTTTTCTTTCCTATCTTGTTTTCCAAATCTGCAACCTTGTTTTTTGCATCCAAAAAGTTTTTTAAAGGGTCGTCTGTTTTTGTTTTTCCTATTTTTTCAATTTCACGTTCAACATATCTTTGCAATAAAATTCTTGCGTGATATTCCACGTTTGTAGATGAAAAAATATAATTTGTAAGGTTTGTTAAATAAGATGCGCCGATGTTTGTGTATGTTCCTTGCTTTTTAAGTTCATCACTAATCGTAATAAAATCAATGGGTGTGTTCTCTTTCTTCAATGTTTGCATTGCAAGGTAAATATCGGCATTCTCTTTTAACAAAAAACATTCAGGAAACAAATCCTCGTAAATCAAATCAATAGCCCCGCCAAATTGAAGTATTGCGCCCAAAACACAATTTTCAATCGTTACTGTTTTTTGAAAGTCTGTTATTGCTGTCATAGTTCGTGTGAATAAGGTAGGTTTTTTTGACTGTTTTGTTTATTTTCCAAATACACATTAAAGGCAACAATGAATGTGTTAATTGAAAATCTAAAAATTTCTTTTTTATAAATTTCTTTTTTCATTGCATTAAAAACATTTTCAAGCGTATCATATTTGCTATTTTCTTCTGTAATAAGATATTCAGTTAATTCACTTGCTATTGCCTCTAATATACTTTCGCTTGTTTGAAAATTACATAAAATATTCATTTTTCCAACAAATATTAAAACTTCTTCAAAAAGTTTTGGCTCTTGGTATAATTTTATATTGAAAGATTTTTTTTTAATTGTCTGTAATTCATTCATTATTTCTACGATTTATTATGTTAATAACACTCTGCATTGTATCTTGTGTGTTGTTTTGTTTTTGAAATCCATTTTTAATTGGGAAAAAACCTTGATAATTATTTCCGATAGAATTTTCAATAATAATCTTTGCTGTTTCTGTATTTCCATTACTATCCCTTAAAAGTTTATTACACATAGTTTCAAATGACTTTTGGTTTTTTGGAAGTTCCCTCCGTAGTTTTTTATATTCCAACCAATCATTGATAATAAGATGAAATTTAGAATCAATATTAGAAAAATCAAAATTTTCTTTTTTTCTTTTTTCTTTATCTTTATCTTTGTCTTTGTCTTTATTATTGGGGGGTACGCTTGGGGGTACGCTTGGGGGTACGCTTGGGGGTACGCTTGGGGGTACGCTTGGGGGTACGCTTGGGGGTAAATGATTTACCCCCAAAATGTAATATTCTGTAAAATCTCTAATGTTTTTTCCACCTGAATTAAAGTCTATTAATCCTATTTGTTTAAGTCTGTTTCTGCATCGTTTGAATGTAGGCTCTGACATTACCAACTCGCTTGTAAAAATCTTTGTAGGTTGCTTAAATGGATTTTTCCAAAAAAATGAATTTGCCTTATTTAGTAAAGCAAAATAGACGGCTATTTCATTTGAATTAAAAAAATGTTCTTTATTCAACTCCCAAAATTGATTAATCAAGTCAATGTAATTCATTTTATTTTAATTTGCTTCTAAAACTGTCAAAAGTTCATCCAATAGCGCAGATTCCGCAAGTTCGTAAGTATCTGTAAATCCATATTTAGACACTCCTTTGCCATTGTCTAACCATTTTGTAAAACTATAATCATAACCCCATTTATCTATGTTAATTCCGTCATCTGTATAATGAGCATAAGAGATGCCAATATTAATACCTTTTTCATCCCGAAACCATTTAAGAGCCAACGCAAAAGTAGGGGCGGAAAAGCATTTTTGGCAAAATACTTCAACTTCTTCAACACTTTCAAAACTGCCACCACACTCTTTGCAAGTAAACATCTCTCCATTTTTTGAATAACATTTTTCAACATCCCAATCAAACCCTGCTTTTTTCAGCCGTTGTGCCTGACCAAAGGACACTAAATTTAACTGTTTTTCCATAATTCTAAATTTAAGTATTCGTTAATTTCTAAAATAAATTCATCAAGAGATCTGCAAACAACGTACTTGTAACCGTTCTTTGTTACATTCGCCTCAAACCGTTTCTGCGCCTCCGTTTGCTTATTATTATTTGAAGCCTTAACTTCGATAAATAAACCGTAATAGTCTTTATTTGCCTTTAACAAGAAAAGGTCTGCAAAACCAGCAATAGTACCCATACGCTTGAATTGCATAGCCTCAAATTGCGTGCGCTTGCCTCCATTTGGGCTGTGATGCAATATTAGTTCGGGATATTGCAACCTAAACCACCGCACCATATTAATTTGTAAGTTATCTTCTGAGTGTCTCATAACTTATTTTGTTTATATGATTTACATAATCCTTTACACTTCTGCTTATTCAGTTTACAGTATGGTACTTTATTAAATTTATCCACCATTTTAAGAAAGTAATATTCACAGTTGCTCATGTTAATTATTATTTGGTAAATGTAAATACTGCATTTCTGCTTTTTCCTTACTTATAATACTCCGGCAGAGTTCAATAGCGTGAGTGCAACTCTTATTCACGCGCTCGCACCAATCCACGATATACATCTCCTCTTCGGCGATGCTATCCAACAGTGCATTCTGTACCTTTGCGCTCAAACAACTTTCTTTTGCAATGGAGATAATCGTATTGCTTATTTCGGATGTTTTCTTCGCCCTGACTGCCTTTTTTGCCTTTGCCAACATATAACCGGAACGCGCCATATATACTGCCATATTAGTAGCGTATTGAATACAAGCGTTTGCTTCCGTCGGGATAACGCATTCCAACTCTGCCTGAATATTATCTAATTCTTCTTTGATTGTCATAACTTCAATTTAAAATGGCAAATCACTACAATCATCAATGCAAGGCATCATTTCAACCGCTTCCGGCGTTACCTGTTTAATATCAACAGGCTTATACTCTTTTCCTCTTCCGATGTAAATACGTTCAGCGTTTGCTTCGCGCTCCTCTTTTGTGCGCGAAAGTTCAATCTTATGGGTATTACCATGTTCGTCAATTTCTTTGAGTTCGGAAACAACGATATTGCAGTACAATTTTCCATTGTCCGCTTTTTTTACTTTTTCTTTCGGAATTTTTGAAAGTTCAATACTAAATGTTATCATACTATTTAATTTAATTTGTTAAAGATTTTTTTATCTGTTATTTTGTCTTTTTGCGCCTCTATAAACTCAATAAACTGCTCGCAAATGGTCGTTAATTCTCCCCGTGTGCGCTCTTTATCGTAATTGTAATACTCCTTATAGGTTGTGAATTTTCCGCCTTTAATTTCAAGAATATTGTACTCAAAAGCAGATATTTCATTGCCCATAGTTTCCAAACAATAAGGATAAACCCGATGCTGCCAATTATTTCTGTACTTCCACGCTTCATAACTTCCGGTGGTCTTTATGTCGTGTATTTTATCGCAAAGCAACATATCAATATATCCGTAAAGTAAAACCTCTCCATATTTAGTTGGGAGTGTTCCCTCACAATATACCTGCGAAATTGCACCGTTGAAATAGCGGGAAAACTCCAAACAAGTAGCCAACGGATAGGTAAACTCCCTGCCGTTGTATTTTGCTTTTACAAGCATTGTATGCCTGTCGATCTCTACTACCTTGTCTGACTTCTTATTCGCCACCAAACAACTAATGATTTCCTCAAAGCAAATGCCTCTATCAATCGCTTCTGTATCTTCGTAAGGTATCGGCACGCGGTTAATCTTATCAATCAACTTCTGCAAACATTCCGCATCATACTCTTCAAAAGTCTTACTCGGATTTTCGCTTCCACCCCAATATTTCTCAAAAGTAATCTCGCTATTTAGGTAACTTTGAAATCCGTCTAATAATGATGGATAGAATAGGTATTTAGTCTGCGACATATCTTTTTTCGGCGTTAAGTTTCAAATTCAATTCCTTTGCCCGATTTGCCAACAAGGTAGCCAACACAGTGCGGCTCGCGCCTACGTGTTCAAAATCTTCTTTAAAGTCAATAAGCGCGTTGGCTTCATCTGCATTGCTAACTGCCAATACTGCCGTATTAATTTCAGCAACTACCTTGTTATACTTCTCATTCTTAACTTTGTCCGCTTCCAATCTATTCAAATATGGCGTGATTACCACATCTTGCAAGAATGTGTTTTTCAACCCTTCGCCTTTATCGTTTACAATTGTTGGAATATTGATTAACTCCGGCAAATTACAAGTGTTTTTTCCGTCATTACGGCTGCTTCCGTTGAAAGTAATTGTTCTCGTTTTCCCATTCATTTCAATATATCCTACCAAGTCAAGTTCGGTTACAAGAGCATCATAATTACTTCCACCAAATTGTGGAACATAGCGGGTATCATCTCCCTCTGTGCGCGTCTCTCTATGCGCAACGAATATTAGATGTTTGTTCAAGCGTGATATTAGTTTACAAAATGCTGAAAATTCCTGCTTTCTTTCCCCATACCCTTGCAATGTGAGACTTCCATTTGCGCGTCCCATTTTGCTGTTTTTCTTAATAATATAAACAGCCATGAAGTCAAGCAACTTTCCGCCGGTATCAATTACGATACTATCGTATGCCGATAAGTCTTCATTTAATACTTCCAGCACCTCATCGTAACTCTTCACCTGTAATACATCGCACCTGTGCTCTATGTTTATCCTGTGGATACCGCCATCGCAGTCAATTAATAATGGATTTTTTGTAGATAAAGCCATTGTGCTTTTCCCTGTTCCTGCCTGTCCATAGAGCAGGAGTTTCAACTTTGCATCTACCTCTATTTCGTGAGGTTTTTTGATTAAATTTGTCATAACATATAAATTTGGTTAATAATTTTCATAAAAAAAGCAAACAAAACAGAAGTGTAACGCATCTCACACGCGCTCGGAATGTCGCCATTATCCGCTTCTGCTTTATTTGCTGTAAAAAATTTGTCTGTAATCATAAGTGAGATTTTTACGCTGCAAAGATATATTATTTTTTAATTCACTTATATATTAAGTGTTTTTTATTTTTTCAAATTGTCCTCTTGAATTTCTTTGAATACCGCTGCGTTCAATAATTCGTAACCCCTTTTGATATTCATCGGATATGGCGTTAAACTCCTTTTGCAATTCATTATATTCCGCCGCTTGCTTTTCTGCCGCCTCTTGTAAAAGTTCAATGTGTTTTTTCAGATTCTCGTTGTCTTCGGCTAAATGAATATTACGTTTCTCAAAAACTAACAACTGATTGCGTAATTGGTTATTCGCCTTGCAACACTCTTTAATCTGCTTATTATGCAACATAATACAGAGTGATAGAACCAATACAATTATTGCCAATACAGCCATAATAACAACCGATTCCGGCGTGAAACTCAATAAAAGTCTTTCTAAATAATTTAAAATGTTTTCCATAACTTATTAATTTTGTGAATAAAAATTGTCAAAATATTCGCTCCTGTTGCTTGTCTGCGCAACCGCTTCTAATCTTACTCTGTCTAATCGTAAACTGCTCGAATTCTCCCCATCCTTTACATAATCCACCATCTTTGATTTTAACCAAAAATCCACCTTGCCGCGTCCATACAACCGGTACGCTTCACTCTTTGAAAGATACGGCTTCAACACTCCCGCCTTGCATAGCGCATTAACAGCGGCAGTATTGGCAACGCTTTCAATAAGTGTTACAAGTTCAAGTTCAGAAGATGGTATCCGGTAGTTCATAATTGATTTTCATGTATTGTTACGTACTTCTCCACCATAAAGATTTTACACTGCTCATTGATTTTCTTCTCAAACTGCTCCCTTAAATGTGCGGAAAAATCAAAGTTAGCGTACACGTCATAATGGGTATCCGTATTTGCATAAACAAGTTCTTTAATACCAAATTTTTCATCCTTTGCAAAAAGTATTATCATGCCGCGAAAACGTTTGTATTCGTGCTGTTTTCTTAATTCTGCTTTAAAGTTCACCGTTGTCATAATATTAATTTTTTTTGAGAATATTTTAAAACTTTGTTAATTGCATCATTATAAAATTTCTTTTCAATTTCAAATCCGTATGCTTTTCTGTTAATATTACTTGCTGCCAATAATGTAGTACCACTTCCGGCGCATGGGTCAATAACAACTTCATTTTCATCTGTAAAAATTTCAATCAAATATTCTAATAAATGCACGCTCTTTTGAGTAGGATGAATTTTAGTTGTAGTAGTGTCTCTGCGTACTTCAATACAATTAAATATCATTTTGCCATTATTATTGAATTTTGGCAATTTATCCCTATACAAAATCAATCCATATTCACAATTACCAACAACCCTCATATTTGCCTTTAATACTTGTGCGGAAAAATTTTTACGGAAAACAAGATTAATGTAATTGTTAAATCCATATTTTTTTGCTAATTCAATAAGTGAAAATTGCTGCTCAAAGGAACAAAACAATATTATACATGGTGCTTTTCCTGTTTCTTTTGTTTCATGTTTTAACATCTTCGTACAGAAGTGCATAAACTCACAAATATTAAAAGTGTCATCTGTTTTGAAGAATGATTTTTTCGCTAATTTACTTTCGCCGTTCTTATTATCTCCGCCAATATACCAACTCGGATTGCTTCCATAGGCATTATTCCCAATCCGATAAGGAATATCTGCAATGATTAATTGTGCCTTTGGTATTTGATACACCTTGTAATTTTGGAAATTGTCGTGAAATAATTCCACTCTTTTCATTGTTTTTTCTTTTAAAAATCCTTGTATTGCGCAGCATACAAGGCGGATGCGCCTACTGTTACTGCGCGTTAATGGTTACTCCTGTTTGTTAATTTCTTTATGTTTATCCGCCATTATAGTTAATAACTGCACAACATTATCAACAAAAATTTTGTGCTTATTGTCCTTAATTAAAGCCCAATATTCAGTAGTAGTCGTTGGCTCTGAATACTCTAATTCAATGTTCCCTATTTTAAGTTTTAATGTCATATCTAACTGTTTAATTGGTTAATTGGTTAATAAAATATTTCATATATGCACACTCATTTTTATAGCAATTAGGTGGATTTAGGTTATTATTCATACATATATTTGTATTAAGTTTTGAATTGCAAGTTGATCGAAACGCCTCCACCGCCTTGTCAATCATTTCTCTCTCGGCGATGGCAACGGATTCAACTGCTGTCGGTTGATATACCATATTCATAATAGTTTCACTTTCAATAAATTCTTTCGCTTTTTGTGATTTCATATCGTTAGTTTTTGATTAATTCTTGGTTGTCGTGAATGTTGCCGAATTTTACAGCATCTTGTAATGTTTCTTTGATTGTGTTGTTTTCTTTTTCGTACTCAAACCCGTCCATCTGTTTTTAATTTTAATTTTTACGCTCATATTTAATAGTTTTTAGTTTTCTTTTCCGGTTTCATAGGGGGCTAACTTTCTTTCAGGTAATAGCCCCCACAATTCCGGTTACATCCTTTGGACAGACGCTTTGTTTACTTCTTCTGATAATATTTGAGATTTTAATTCATTAATTGAAACAATAAAATTTATTTTCATGGCTTCAACTTCTTTAATTTCTTTTCTTAATTGGTAAATTGACTTTAACTTCATAATAATATAAACTGCCTCCTTGTACAGTATTCAACATTATTAACTTGGCAATAAATCTTGTATGCCATCTCGCTGACTTCTCGACGGCGTTCCTGTGGCTCAAACGGGCAGTCATTGAATCTGAATGCGCAAGTGGAGCAATTTTCCGGTGGGCATTTTTTAAAAGTGTTCATATTTTTTTGTTTTTAAGTTTCTAAAAAAAGGCGCGTTAATTCCGATAATCATTATTGACAGTGATAAGTATGAGTAGCCACGCGCCTTGTATCTCTTTGTCTTGTTATACGTTCATTCATTTCTTCGCGCTGTCTGTCGCGTTTGATTTGTTGCCCTAATTGGTTTAACTCTTGCTTTGTCATGTTTTCCATAATGATAATTTTTAAGCGGCTACCAAGCCGTGTCTTTCTTCTATTTCTGCAATTTCTTCTGTGGTATAATCCGCTTGCCTGATGCACTCGCAGCATAATTCGCACAAGTATTCATATTCACAATGTCCATACTTCTCTCTGTGGCAAACCGGCACTATTACACCCTCAAAGGTTTCATATTCGTGATAAATGTTCTTATTCATATCTATATATTTAATCATTAATATTCCAAATATTAGACGTAATATCAAACTCTGCGAAGTCATTGGTTATCGCTACTTCTACTGCTGCCTGTAATGCTTTGTTTTTGAAAATTCTGCCGGTACGCCAACGGTCGAATGTTGCCCCGCTAATATTATATTTATTACATACTTTGTCTTTGAATTTTTTAGCGTTGTTTGTGTAGTTCAGTATGTCGGCTGCTAATAACTGATTCCAGCCACCCCAGAAGCCCATCTTCTTGTATGGGATAGATGGGTCGTTTTTTTCTTTTCTTTTTTTTCTGTAAACAACTTTTTGATAGTTTTTCATATTGATTTTTTTATTAGTTATAAATATGATTTTACGCCAAAACTGTCCAATTTAATTACGGTATTAAAACCAGCGTGTTTTAGCGTTTCTTTAATCTCTGTAAGCGTATAACGTTCTGCCATATCACGCGAAACGCCATTGTGCGCCATTACTATTTCAATGGCTCTGTCTCTGCTGATTGTTATTTTTTTGTTTTTCATATAATTTTTCTTTTGCTCGGTTAAAATTGTGCGTTTTTTTTATTTTTTTTCGTATTGTTTTTTTTTATAAATTTGTTCGTTTTGTTCGGCAAAAATATATAATTTTTCTTTTGCTCGGTTAAAATTGTGCGTTTTTTAGAACAAAATTAGTTAAAATATTGAAAATTAATACAATAAAATTACTATGAATTGCGAAAAAATTAAAAATTTGTACTACAAAGAGACAGAAAAAAGTAAAGTGCCTGATAAAATAGGGGTCAGTCGCTCAAATTTTAATGGAATTATGACGGGCGAAATAACCCCAAACGTTGCAACCCTTGAAAAAATCGCCAAATATTTCGGCAAAAATGTTGGTTATTTCTTCGATGAAGAAGCGTTAATTAGACAAGAACACGGCATACCATTAATACCCATTGAAGCCGTTGCCGGATATGGTGAGGACACGACCGGCGTAAAATATGAAGACTGCGAACTATACCGCGTGCCAGAATTTATTGAAAAGGGGGCGGAGTTCCTTATTAGAGTATCCGGCTCATCCATGTATCCTAAATACTCAAACGGCGACATTTTGGCTTGCAAAAGAATAAGGGAT